TGGGGTGATCGACGGGGATCGAACCCGCGACAACCAGGACCACAACCTGGCGTTCTACCGCTGAACTACGACCACCATGGGTTTATTCAACGTCTTCAAATTTAATTGAACCTTTAACGTTATTCAACTGATTACGAAGACTAGTCATTAAACCAGTAAAGTTTTCCTTTACTTCTGCTTCAGCTAATTCCAAATTTTGTTGAGTTGGATTATTAAAGGTTATATCTATACTTATTTTTCTCATATTATGATTATATATAGCTTTACTAAATTAAATCAAATAAGATGACTAATTATTTTGTCTTACTACATTAAAAGCAGCTGCTAGGTCAGCAGGCATCATTTGGAATGGATTATCATTGAATATAACTCCACCGGCCCAAAGGCTTTGTGCCACTAATCCACTACATACTACACTTTTAGAGAATGATAATTGTACCTTAACACCTGTGAGCAATTGTAGAACAATAGAGCCAATGGTCAACCATCCATACTTATCATTGAGGAAACTTTTAGCAGCAGCTTCTACTTGTTGAGCACTTTGATTATTAAGTTTAGTAGAGACAATATAAACAGGACAATCTATATAATCTCGAATATTCCCCTGACTAACATTTGTAGGTTTTGCTTCAATTATATCACCATTTGAGTTAATGATAACACCAGTATGATTCCAATGACTGAATGGTTTCATTTTACCATGATATCTCAACCATTGACCAAAACGAATTACTTTAGCAGCAGCACCCTTTGTTTCAACAAGAAAAAAATCTCCTGGTTGATAGTCAACTGCACTTTCACCTATTGGATAATATTTAAAACTCATCATTCTCTATTTCTATATCATAAAATTCATCATTCAAACCAAAATGCACACTACTTGTATACCAACTATTTAATGCAGGAAGAATTGCTTGACCTTGATTACTCACTGGAATACTTTCAGTAGTAAGTTTTCCATGTCCTTTTGCACTATTTGGATTTTCTTGAAAATGACTATTATTTTCAACTGTATTCATTTGAGGTCCACCCCAACCTCTAGTACCTCTTGGTTCGACAGGATTGGGTACTACACTTGGTCCACCAGGACTCTTGGTAACATCAGTAATATTACTAGTGCCTTCATCTGGGGTAGCTGGTGTTCCTGGTCCTCCCATAAACCCAATACCAACTCCCATTTCTCCATTATTCTCAATTTCAGAAAACCTTAAAGGTAATGTCATGATACTCTCTTATCTGATCCTCGAGCTTTTTCAGCTTCATAAAGATCGTTTTTACGAATATATTGGGCTAAACCAGTATCAATTTGTTTTGGTTTATTTTCTTGCAAAAGTTGTCGATGAGCATCTGAATTTTGTTTTACAACTCTACTACTAACAATTTGACTGGATGGTCTCAATACAAATATAGTTGGGTCATTAGAACTATAATGAAAAATAAATCCATCATATCCATCTTTCATTGCTCCCATTCTCAATACATGTAGTCTTTCACTTGGTGTAAAATTTTTAATATAATCTTTTGAAAACATTTGATTCTCTAAAACTGGTTTTGGAGGAAGATAATTACAAGTACTACAGTTGGGGTCATCACATTTTACGTGCCAGGGATCTGATTCTCTTTCAGCAGTAATAGAGTCACAATGTTTTTTCCAACCCTCTAGTCTCGATTGATTACGCTCATTTTGTTCTCTATAAAATTTTTCTTCAGCACCAGGTGCATTGGGATCTCCATATTTTGGTAATACTTCACCGCCATATTTACGAATATAATGATGAACAAGAGTACTAATATCGGGGAATTGACCTCTATCTAAAGCTCTGTTATCCAGTCTATAGCCATATGAATTATCATGATGATCAGATACGACTAGTGGATTAGACATTTTAATATGATTTGAATGTGTATATCCATGAGTTAAGACTTCTGTTGGATGGGCTGTATGATAGGTTCCAACATGTCCTGAATGATGATCTAAATATTCATCTGTAAATATTGTTCCGTGACCCGTAGATCCATGAAACCAAGTATTGTTACCAGTTACAGGGTTTATAAGATATCCATTTTCATCTGTTAAATTAATATCATTGGATGATTCTGGTTTAGAGTCAAAAAAATTAGTCATTGCCAGTCTTATCTGCAGAAGTTCCCATGCCACTAATTCCACCCCAAAGATCAGCTAGAGTCCTACCTTTTGGTAATTCTTTATCTTCTTCAGGGATTGGTAGTCCATATTGGTCTACCTTTTTTTCTTTTTCTTCTTCTTTTGCTATAACCCAGCTACTGGCAATAATTTTTTGTGGTTCACTATACCTTCCACCACCAGGGTTCCTGATGTCATCCTGTCCAATAAGATATTGAACATTCTCTGTATCAGGAATTTCTAATCCTGCATCTACCCCACTCCTACCTTGCTCTGTGGTAAATGGATTATTACTTGCAGTATCAGTAAGAGGAGTTCCATTAATACCTTTACCATGTGCAAAATCAGGATAAGAACTTGCTTCTTTAACTTTATCAGGAAAGTCTTTTAGTGAATCAATTAAAGTAGAGGCGTGGTATTTACTGTATGCTGGAGTATTCTCTTCAATATTTTTTTCGTGAAAAGCAAAAACGTTGGCATAGGGATGTGCTGAATAATCTTTGCGAGAAAATAACCCTCTAACATAATTATGTTGTTTGTCAGTCATTGGATTTTTTGCAGGAGCTTTAGGAAATGTTGACGTTTGCCAAATTCCATGTTCTTTATTCCAACTGCCTTGACCAGCTTCTTTTAATTTAGGTACTTTAATTATTCGTTTTTTATAATCACCACTACTTACTGCACTAACAAAACTAGAACTAGAAAGTTTTTCTCTAATAATTTCATTGGTTAAATGTTCATCAGAATTTACTGCAAAAGTAATAAAACCATTACCTTCTGTAAATTGTGGATCGTAACCAATAAAGTTATGGGAAAGATTGGCAATGGCATAGTCTTTATTATAGTCAGAAACTAATTCACTCAGTTTGATTCTATATGTCTTTCTCATACGTCTTTGATGAGATCCTTTGCTTTTTACAGGTTGGGATATTTTTTAGACATGAAGTTTTCTAATGACGAACCTTCATAACGTCTGCAAAGATAATCCAGGGAAACAAACATAGGGTCATATGAACCATCCTTTACCTGATGTTTTACTACAATTCCTCGCCAATGGGCATTTCCTTGTGGTCCTTTATAGTCCTCATCATGGAGGTAGCATGCACCCGCAACCAATCCGTGTTGGCTTTTACCAGCAACAAATCGTAATCCATACATAAGAGTTTGTTGGTGACCCATACTAAATGAATGACCTATTGTCTTGAGTCTAGTCTCAATGTTTTGTCCACCATAGGGTTTTCCTGTCATTGGGTTATAGAAGAAATGAGAATAAGCAACACCATCCAACCAAATTGGTTGAGTGTAATCACTTACTTTCCATCCACTTTTGGCATAATCTAATTTATTTAAATCAAGCATACCTTCCAATTGAGGATTTGCATTAATTGCTCTAAGAATTCGTTCTTCATGATTACCCAGGGTAATATAACGATCGGGGTTCCAGAGTTTTTGTTTCATTTTTTTACGATGTTCATTATAGTCGTAAAAAGGTTGATTGAGAATTCTCCATGCTTCATTAGCAGAATCCAAGTCATCTTGGTAACGACGACCTTCCATTTTTTTCATTCCCTTATCATATTGTGATAGAGAAGGCATATCGGCATGATCACCTATATGTACTATTTTAATATTTTTATTGTGATACTCTTCAACAATAAACATACCAATCCAATTTAAATGATCTGTTGGTACATCTAGTTTTGCTTGAGTATCAGGAATCATTATATGAGTAATGGGCAAAGCTTCTAGGTTTGCTTCTACTTCATTTTTAAATTTTTCCCAGTTAAATTCCGACACTTCTTTTTGGGTCATATGAGCTCCTGCAGCTTATTTAACTAGTCTTCTTTTGACTCTTGTTCTACTTCATCTTTTTCGATGTCTTCATCTTTTAGGGCTTTAGCAGTTTTATCTAATGGTTGACTATATCTTAACATTAATGGAATCCTTTATGTTTGTTAATTTTTTGACTCAAAGTATCTTTGAGGTATTTTCTTGCTTTTGCTCCATCTTTTGGAAGTTTTCCTTGCCAGGTAATAGATTGAGGCCCTGAAATTCTAATGGACCCATCATACCTTCCATTTTCACCCAACATTACTGCTTCTAATTCTAATTCACATTTACTACATTTCCAAGTTTCAATAATTTCGTAGGGTATAAAAACTTCTAATGAGTCTTCTTCTCTACTATTTAAAGTTATTCCTTCAGGTAATTCTGTCATATTATAAAGATCGAGCAGCAGAATAACCAAGCTGTTGTAAATAATCTTGAACGGTGAGATCATTTATTTCAGCCAAGCTGGTCATTGAAGAAAGAAGTAATCCAGTTAGTACACTAAAAA